TTAGCCCTCCTGGATGTCGGTGCCCGACGAACTTGCCTGCCATCCTGCTGGCGGCACGCCCTCCACGCCGCCCTCGATGAACTGGGCCCCGGACTTGCCGATCGCGACCGCGTCGGTCCCGGAACTGCCCGATCCTGAGCCCGGGTCGATCGTGACCTCGGTGCCGACGATCGTGCCGCTGGGCTCGGTCGTAAACGTGCCCGTGAACGAGTCAGAGCTGGTACCGATCGTCAGCGTGGTGTTCATGATCGTGCCATCGGAGCCGAGGGTCAGCGTGTTGCTGAAGCTGTCGCTGGGCGACTCGACCGACGAGCTCTCGCTCGAGCCCGACCCCGAGCTCTCGCCGCTCGATGCGCCGCTGCTGTCTCCCGACGAGTCCATGCTGGACTGCCCTGAGCTACCGCCAGAGCCCGAACCTCCGGGGCCGGACCCGCCTGGTCCGCTGCCCCCGGGGCCCGAGCCTCCGGGACCACTGCCCCCGCCAGAAGATCCGCCGCCACCCGATGAGCCGCCACCGCCAGACGAACCGGGGTCGTCGGTCGAGGCCATCGACGAACCGTCCGTGCTCATGCTGAAGGTGGGACCGGTGTCGGTCGGGACCGATCCCGACGAACCCGCCGACGACGCAGCTGACGACCCGCCACTCGGATCGTCGGTAGAGCCGCCGCCGCTCGGTTCACTGGGTGTGGGGTCGTCGGTCGAGCTTGGTGCGGTGCTGTCGGGCGTGCCGCTGTCGCTCGTGAACGCGTCGGTGGTGTAGAACGTGAGCGTCGGCGTGCCGCTCGGGCCCGTTGTAAAGATCACGTCGCCGGTCGTTGAGTAGCTCGTGCCTTGCGACGGCGTCTGCGTGCTGTAGGGCGTCTCGTAGGACGACTCGGGCGTTTCCGGCGTCGAGTAGTCGCTCGACCCGCCGCCCTGCGGGGCTCGGCCGGTGGCCCACACGGGGATGTAGAGGTAGTACCGGGTGGGCTCGCTCATTTGGCAGCCTCTCGGTTAGCATCGACCGGCGTGTACCACCCCTGCGTATTGATGGGCTTCGAGCACTCCTTGCCGGCTTCCGCGATCGCGTCATCGAAGCTCATCCGTTCGAAGATGCCGAGTTCGCTGCCCGGCGAACAGTTCACCACCCGGAACTTGTGCTTCTCAAAGTGCGGCTGCAGCGCCTCGAAGCGTCGGCTCAGCGAGTCGTAAAGCGTGTTGTTGTGCTTGATCGCCGCGGCCTCGCGGGTCTCTTTGAAGGCGTACTTTTGATCAGCGGCCATGCGGAAGTCGCAACCGAGCAGGTACACCGTCCGGAACCCGAGATGGTGCAGCAGTCGCAGCGCGACGAGCATGACGCTGCGCTTGCCCTTGATGCCGAGCGAGTCGGTGGACTTCGGGTCGTTGCCCCACGGCACGGTGTCGCCGGTCAGGAAGCGCTCGTGGTCGAAGTGGTTGCTGCGGCGGAAGAAGAGCACGCTGGGCATCTGCGCAACGCGGAAGGTGCTGTCTCGCATGGTGCCGTCGTTAGCCTGGATGCGAAGCTTTCGGCCCCAGTGGCAGACCGGAACGAACTTCAGCACGCCGGGGTCCTTCCAGCCCGTGTCGATGAACCGGCCCGGATCGTCCACGCACGTCCACAGCGTCGGGCGGTGCAGTGTCCACGAGTTGTTGACGCCCATCGTCACGATGCCGCGGCGGTTGAGAAGCGAGAGATCGATGTCGTTGAGCGATGGGCCCGACAGCACGAGGAACGCCGATCGGCCCTTGTAGAACCCGCCGAGCGAGATCGAGTCGAAGTCCGATGTGTAGAGGCGCAGCCCGCTTCGTGCCGGAGCACGTGATTTCAACCCGCTTTGCAGCGCGACGATGTCTGATTGGTTGGGATTGTTCATCGGAACCTCCCCGTGACGTAGCGGCCCGAAGCCCGCGTGTCGTTGACAACGCCAACCCGGCCGATCACATCGACCCACCACGAAAGCGGGCGGACGGTGGGGTGCAGGTTCTCGCCCTTGACGGTGATGCGGCTCGGTCGGGTGCAGACCGAGAAGCAGAACCACGCCCCTGGCCGGGCAACGCGGCGTATCTCGGTAAGCACGGGGACCACGTCCTCGGTCAGCAGGTGCTCGAGCGCATCGAAACTCGTCACGACGTCGGCGACGCCCTCTACCAGCCCGGTGTCGTGCATCGGCTTGTTGATGTCGGCCTCTTGGAAGGCGAAGTCGACGCCGAGGCCGTCGATGCCGTGGCGGCGGAGTTCGGCGACGAAGTCGTTGCGGCCGCAGCCAAAGTCAACAACCAGCCGCGGCTTCCACCGCTTGACGATCGGGATCGCGTCTCGGCCGTGGTTCGATGCGCCGTACGACGAGTTCGGACGCGATGCCAGCTCGACGTACTTGCTCCGCTCGTGTTCGCGACGGGCATTGAGATCGCTCGTGGTCATCCGGCCCCCTCCACGAACAGGTTGAACTTCCGGTCGCCGTCGGCGGGGTCGGCCAGTTCCATCAGCGTCATGGCTTCGAAGACCCAGACCGGCCGGCCCCTGCTGTTGCGCTCGCAGGTGAGCTGGACGCAGACGCCCTCGGGGATCGGGACCAGCTTGGGCTGAAGGGATCTCGCCGGTGGGCAGTCGGGTAGGACACCCGGAAGATCGCAGACCGGGCCAAGGCCGAGCAGACCCTCGAAGCCGGATCCGTCGACGCCACCATCCATGTGGTGCGCTTCGAAGCGGTTGATCGCGAGCAGCGTGGGGTCCTCTCCGCCCGAGCTGCGTTGTGACGACAGACCCTCGGGGACCGCGACGTACCGGAGGTAGGTCTCGCTGCCCGGGTCGCCGTCGAGGCGGGCCTCCCGCCACGGGTAGCGCCATCGGTTGCTCTCGGTCGGGATCGGCTGGGCCTCGCCGAGGATCGCCGTCACGCGGCCAGATGATGGCCGCCCCATCTCGATCACGGCCCACTTCTCGCCGACGCCCTCTTCCTTCCAGAGGATGGGCACGCCGCCCATCGGCCGGCTCGCGAGCACGGTCTCCTCAGGTTCGATCTCGCAAGTCGTGTCGAGCTCGTTGGCCACGTAGACCCGCGCTGGCGTTACGCCGGTCAGCACGCATCGCCCGAGTTCGCCCGTCTTGATCGGCTGGGTCGCCAGAACGAACTCCAGCGGCCGGGAATCCTCGGTCGCGATCTCGCCTGTCATCGGCGTACGGCTGTAGAACGTCCGCTCCTGATCTTCGTCGCCGGGTTCCACGAGTACGCCGGTGATCGCCATCGCGTGGAACGGCTCGATGGTCTGTTCCGAGTCGTTACGGACAAGCACGACACCTCGCGGCACGATCTCGCGCTGCGGGTCGGCCATGGCGTTACGGTCGTGCGATCGATGCCCGACCGCGGCATCGACGAACGCGTTGTACGCCGCTGCGGGGATACGCAGTGGCTCGCCTGACCGAACTTTGCGGAGAGGGTCGCCCGTCATATGCCGAGCCCTCCGAAGCTGCCCTGGTCGTAGACCCGCTCGACATATGCCGCCACGGGTCGCTTGACGATGGTGTTCGAGCCTGAGTCCTCCTGATCCGCGTAGCGGACCCAGAGGTACTCCCAGCCCTTCTTGGCGATGCCGTTGATCGTGCCGACCGACAGGCCCGTCACGTTGGGGCTCGCGGCGAAGCGAAAGGTGATCTCCCAGTCGTCATCTTCGCTCGTGCCGCGCCGAGATCCCGTTGCGCCAAGGAACAGCACCTCGCCCGCCGCGAACCCACGGAAGCCGCCGCTGTTGACCTTGCCGGTGAGGTTGAAGAGCGCACCCTTGTACGAGTTGGTCACCGCGGCCGCCGGCAGGTAGTGCGTCTCGGTGAACTGGTAGATCGGCACCGTGATGTCGATGCCCTCGACGGAGTCCTGCGTCACGCCGATCGCGCCCTGGAAGTCCGGCGCGGTCGTGCCGCTCGCGGCGTAGGTGCCGACGGTCTGCTTGCTCTGGGTGATGTGCTGCGTGCCGCCGCCGGTGTCGAAGGCGAACGTGCTCTCACCCGTCTGCGGCGGCGTCGACTGCTGCTGCGAGTCCGGCGCGTACCGCACCGTCGCGTCCCACAGCTCGTGCCCGATTGGCTCGACCGTAACCGACTGCCGCGGCATGCCGTCGTAGTTCGCCGGGCTGGCGGTCGTCGCCTGCGCCCGCGCGGTCATGTCGCTGTCGGTGCCGCGGACCGAGTAGACGAGTTCCGCGGACGGGTTGTCGCCCGTCGTGGATCGGCGGCTCTCGAACTTCTCAGTCACGGTCACGGACACGTGTCGGATCTCCTCAATGGACGATGATCAGGCGAAGGTCAGCCCACCCGACTGCGCGGAGTCGGCCAGGCGGCGGGTGTTCTTGGCGGTCTGCTCGGTGGCCTTGGCGGTGCGTTCGGCGCTGTCGTCGCCGGCTGCGAGACTCTGCACCGCCAGCGCGTTGAACGTGCCCCGGACGGCCACGCCGCGCTCGATCGCGGCACCGAGCCCGGCGAGCCGTTCCTGGAGCCGGCCGATCAGGTCGCGCGGGACGTTGCCGGTCGTCTCATCGCCGGACTCGTCCTGCTCTTCACGCCGGCGACGCGCCTCAGCGATCGCTTCGTCGAGCTTCGCCCGGGCCTCGTCCAGCTTCCGCTGCGTCTCGGCGATGTCCGCGTCGGTACCGGATCGCAGCGCGTCCTGGGCTTCCTCGAACCGCCGGCCGATCTCCGCGAGCGTGGCCTCATTCAGATCCGAGGCGTCGTCGCGCTCGCGCTGACGGCGTGACTCCCGGCCGGCCAAGTCCCGTTGAGTGTTCGCATCGATCTCCGACAGCTTCGCGTCGAGCTGCTCGTCCACCGCCCGCTTGGCGGCTTCCACGTCCAGCCCGCTGTCGAACAGCCCCTGGATCTCCAGCATCCGCTTGGCGACGAACGAGGACGCCGACTGCCACACCTTCTGGACACCGCTCGTGAACCGCGTCCACGTCTTCGAGAGAAACGAGGTCGTCTCGATCCACGCGATCTCGAGCGAATGGAACACGGTCTGCGCGACCGCGAGCGCCCCGTACCACATCTTCTGAGCCGTCGTGATGAAGAAGTTGCGAGCGCCGAGCCAGATTTCGTTGAGGGCCGCAACGCCCTTCTTCCACGCGACCTGGAGCCCGAGCCACAGGATCTGCGCGGCGAGCTGGATGTCGCCTGCGGCCAGCGCGTCCGCGATGCCCTCGGCGACCTTGCCCACGAACGCCCGCAGCTCGCCGAACCGCTCGCTCAGCCAGGCGATCGCTGCGCCGCCCGCACCGCTGTAGTAGAGGATGGCCGTCCCGAGCGCCGCGACGCCCGCGACTGTGAGCCCAATCGGTGATACCAATGCCGCGAGCACCGTGCCGATGACGCCGATGGCCGTGCCGGCGGCCGACGCGATTGCGGCGAGCGATCCCAGCACCGCCCCGACCCCGACGATCGCGGTCCCGGCCACGATCAACGCGATTCCAACGCCCAGTACGATCGCCGTGATCTTGGCGATGCTCGTGACGAGTTCGCGGTTCTGGTTGACGACCTGCGTGATGTAGCCAGCGATACGCGCGAGCACCTCGGCGACCTTGCGGACCGGGCCCTCGATCGCCTCGCCGATCGCGATGGCGACGCCCTCGACCGCCGACAGCAGCTTGCGGAACGCGCCGCCGATCCCGGCGTCCATCTCCTCGGCCGTCTTCACCGCGATGACCGCGGCGGCCCGGATCTCGTCGCGCAGCGTATCGAACGCCGTGCCCGACGACGCGAGCTTGAGCGCCGCCGCCTGCCCGCGGCCGAAGAGCGTCTCGAAGATCGACAGCCGCTCGGCCGTGCCGAGTCCCTGTGTCGCCTTCGCCAGGTCGTTGATGATGTCGGCGAGTGGGCGGAGGTTCCCCGATGCGTCGACCGCTTCGACGCCGAACTTCCGCAGCTCGCCTTGGGCGGCCGACGAGGAGAGGTTCTTGTATGCGCGTGCCAACGCGTTGCCCGCAAGGCTGCCCTTGATGCCGTTGTTGGCCAGGATGCCGATCGCCGCGGCGACGTCCTCCATGCTCTCGCCAGCCTCGGCCGCGATCGGGGCGACCGGCTTGAAGGCCTCGAAGAGATCCTCGAGCGTCTGGGCGCTCTTGTTGGCGGTCGCGGTAAGCACGTCGGAGACGCGGCCCATCTCGCTCGCCGGCAGGTTGAACCCACGGAGCGCAGCGCCTGCGATTTCCGTTGCCCGCGGCAGATCTGTACTGGTCGCCCGCGCGAGCGCGAGCACGGCCTCGGTGCTCTGGAGGATCGCGGCCGGGTCGAAGCCCGCCCGGCCCAACTCGGTCATCGCCTCGGCGACCTGGCCGGCGGTGAACGAGGTCGTGCGACCCAGCCGCTTGGCTTCGTCGGTCAGCGACTCGAACTGATCCTGCGTCGCGCCTGTGACGGCCCGAACGACACGCATGCGGTCGTCGAAGCCCGCGAACACCCGTGTCGAGAGCCCGAACCCTGCCGCGACCGCACCGCTGACGGCCGTGAGCTGCGCCCCGATCGATCGGACGCTCTGCCCGAACGCGCGGAGTTGCCGCTGGGCGCGGCGGAGCCCGCGCGTGAGCCGGTCGTTGACGCCCAGCTCGACGAACGCGCGTCCGGCCCGGATGCCGCGGGTGTTCGCCATCTCAGCCTCCCCTCACGCTGTTGCGCCAGACGCTGGGGAAGTTCGGGGCTTCTTTCTCAAGGGCGGGCCGCATGTAGGGCCGAGCGGAGATGCGGACGGCCTGCTTTGTGCGATTGCCTCCACGCCGACGCACGACAGTGGTCCGCCCGCCGAACTCGAGCACGCTCGGCGCGTTCCCTCGTCGGAACCCCACCGGTCCGACCACGACCGACTCTGTCCGCGGGTCGTAGCCGAACAGCACCATCCGGCGGAGGCTGCCCTCGTGCGAGAACGGCGGCTGCCCGGGCCGCGACGTGCCGCGACGCTTGCGCATGCTGGTCTTCGCCCGCTGACGCACGAACGCACCGGCTTTGGACAGCGCTCGCCGCCTGGCCGGGTCGATCGCACGCCGCACGGCGGGTCGATCGAAGAACAAGTTCTTCACCCGCATGTCGATCACGCGCCCGTCCCCCGGATCTCCGTCGGCGTCGGGATGGACGGCGTTGACAGCTTGGCCGTCCCGCCCTTCTCCAGCCCCTTGTTAAACGACGCCTCCTTCTCCTTGCGGAGTCGGCCGGCCCCGATGAACATCCCCGCGAGCCCGGTCAGCGCGGGGAGCGCCGGGCCGGCGATGGGGATGCCGGCAAGCGAGGGCCCGATGTCGTCGAGGGCGGTGAGCGTGAGCTGACCGAGCAGGCCGCGGATCTCGCCGCCGCGGTCGATCGAGGCCTTCCACTGCGCCCCGGTCCGCTGCACGTCGTCGAACCACGCCCGGTATTCCGTCTCCGCCTCGTTGAGCGAGGTCGTGCTCGGCAGGCCGCGGGTCTGCTGGATCTCGTTGGGCGTCTTGACCTTGACCACGTCGCCGAGGTCGAAGCCGGCGCAGGCCGCGAGCCCCAGCGTGACCATCACGAGCCCGAAACCTAAGACGAGGTGTTTGGGATCAACCTTCATGCGAGCCTCCTTGCCCGGTGTCTGTCTCTGCTGTCTTCCTGATGAACACGTCCTTGAGCACCCGCACGTCGGCGGGGATTGGTTGACCCGCATCCGACTTTCGCGCGAACGGATCGAAGTCGCTCGGCTTGAATGCCCGCCGCTTTTTCGGATCGCGGTGGACGCTCGCGAGCAGAGCCATCACGCTGCTCGCGATCGACCAGTCGTGCCGCTGGCGGGCTTCGGACATCGCCAGCAGTTGCCGCAGCGTCAGGGGGCCCGGATCGATTCCGACGACGCCTGCGCACTGGTCGATGAGTCGCCAGATGTCGCTGGCGTCGATGCGCTGTGCATCGCTTCCTCGATCACCCGATCGATCTCCCCGCCCTCGATCATCCGATCGAGGTTCTGGTCCACCAGGTCCCGGGCCTTGTTGCGTGCGTCGCGCATCGCGCTGAGCACGCGCCCGAGGGCGGCCCGGTCCCTCGGGCTCGGGCAGAAACCCACGATGTCCTCCAGGAGCGCGACCGTCGCCGACTCGATCGCGTCGCCGGCCATCGCCCGGCCGAACTCCTCGTCGCTGATGTTTCGCTCGTCGGCCTGCGGCTTGCACGCCGCGAAGAGCACGTCGCACAGCAGGATCGGGTCCGACGCGAGCTTCTCGGCGACGCTCGTGTCCATCGACACGGCGAGCCCGATCAGGTCGGTCCCGGTCAACCCCTTGATGCGCTTGAGTGAGGCGACATTGATCTCGATCACCCAGTCGCGGCCGGCGTTGTCGGTGAAGGTCTTCATGGGTTAGCCCCCGATCCAAGAGGGCGGCGTGTCCGAGTACGTGACCTTGGCTGTCACCGACACTGTGATTGCCTCTTCGAGCGACTCGGACCGGCTGAAGCTCGTGATCATGAAGTCGGCCTGGAGACCTTCCCCTGCGCCGGAGCTCGACCCGTCGAGGATCTGCATGCCGATGGGCGCGTTGTTGAGGTAGGCGTCCTTCACCGCGCCGAAGCCGGCGTCGGCCGTGTCCCACACCATCTCGAACTCGACGCTCGCTTCCTTGAGCGTCGCGACCACCGCCCGCCAGCCGCTGTTGGCCCGCGTGGTGACATCCGCTTCGCCCGCTTCGAGTGAGAGGGTCACGTCGCGGACGTTCGCAAGCTCGACCCACGAGCCGGCCCCGTCTTGGCCGCCGGTCTTGTAGTTGAGCACGGCCTCCATGCCGAGTCGGATCGCCATCTGTTACCTCCTGACCCTGTAGGTCACGCTCAATACCGTCGTCAGCGTCGATCGCTCGTCGAGGTGCTCGGCCGCGACGACGGGCTCGTGTTCGATGCTCAGCCACGCCGCCTGCGGGTAGCCCGGCAGCCGTTTGTGCCGCAGGTGGTCGCCGATCTGTTCTGCCAGATCGAGCAGCGCATCGAGCCGGGCGTCATCGCCCGCGTCGACCCGCTGCTGGAGGCCGACATCGACCGTGCAATCCACCCGGCACTGCTGGCGGGCGAGGTTGGCGGTGTTCACCGATCGGGGGACCACGCTGACTCTTAACTCTCCGAGTTGCTCGAGGTCGTACGACGGTCGGTACGCCCGGACCGCCTGCACCGCCTCGGTGAACCCGTCGCCATCGGCGGCGTTGTTGATCGACGCCGCTACCGCGTCGGCTATTTCCACGATCACACTCACGGCTCGCTCCTCTCTGCTGGGATCGCCACGCTCGTACGCCCTTCGAGGAACGCGACGCGACGCTCCATGTCTCGGTACTCGCTGCGGAGTTGCACCGCTTCGGCGATGAACTCGTCGAGCCGCTTCTCGACCTGGTCGAGCTTGGTGGTGACCACGCCCCACTGGACGATGAGCGCCGCGACGGCGAGTCCGCCAGTGAGGGCAAGACCGGCCCATCGAAAGCGGCCGTTGCCGTTGCCGCCGTGGCCGTTGGATGTCACTGTCCCGTTGCTCATGCCGCTCCCGTGCGAACAAACTTCGTGTGGATCCTGAGCGTCAACCGCTGGGGATCGCTGTACCGCCAGGCAGGCTCACCCCCGGGGGCCATCACCTCGTACTCGTGCATCGTGGTGTCACCGGTCTCCGTGATCCGGTCGCCCGGTTTGGGCAGCGTGGCTGTGCCCGTAAGCACCAGGTCCGCCGTCGCGATCAGGAAGTCACGTGACTCGATCCGGTGCACGACCCCGTACTCGTCGGCCCGCTCGAACGCCGTCGATCCGACCGTGGCCGCGACATCAACGCTGTCCTCGCCCCGGCGATAGATCACCGTGCGTGACAGACATGCCCGCCGCGTGCGATCAATCAACTCCGAGCCTCTGGTCAGCAGGTCCGCCACGGTCCGTCCTCCGGTTCGTCGCCAAGATCAGGGTGCGAGCAGCCCACGCACCGCGGTGTCCGCCGACACCGCAGCAGCCACGGCTTTCCCGATCCGCTTGTTCCCGCTTGCCGTGGTCGTCGCGACGCCGTTGGCGGCGTCCCAGTACAGGACCGCGCCGCTCGCGATCGCACCGCCCGCAGCTTTGGCGAACTCGAACACGCCGCGCGTCGCGATCGACCCGAGCGTGCCGGTCGCGATGGGCGTCTTGGCCACACCCACCAGATCGCCCTGAACCACCACTTCGCCAGCCGCCACATCCGCCCCGGGCGAGTAGTCAACCGAGTCTCCATCCTGAATGAACGTTGCCATGCCGTCTCCTTCTGGTCCGTCGCTATCCATGCTGTCCGTTGTGTTCTTCTGAAACGTGTCGAAGCGGGTATCAAGGAACCCGTCGCCGATGTCGCCGCCGGGTGATTCGTTCACCCCATCGCCCGGCGACGTTCCGCCGCCAAACTGGCTCATGCCTCACCCTTTGCCTTGACACCCCCGCGCGGGTCCTGCAGCGCGACGCCAAAATCGTGGTAGCCGCGCATCTGGATCCCGAGCCGGTTGAAGCTCTGCTCGGCGGTCTCGATCGTCGGGGCCTCCTGACCGTTCAGGAACGCGACCTCGATGACCGGCAGATCCTCAGCCCCGGCGAGCAGGTACCACGCCTTGCTCGAGTTGCCCGTGTACGCGGCGTTGGAGAGGTACCGGCTGACCTCGACGCGGAACTTGCCCTGGTGCGGATTGCTGACCGGGTACTTCGCGCTCGATGCGTTGTCGCGCAGCTCCATGCTCTTAAAGAGCTGGCTGCCCACCGCCGAGAGCGAGGTTGGCACGAGCAGGATCGCGGGCATGACGCCCAGCGGCTTGCCGTCCGAGTCGACCTGGTCCATGAACGTGACCTCGGCCTTGGTCAAACCGTCGATGCCGAGGGCGGTATCCGCGCCCGAGATGAAGTTGTTGTTGCCGGCAGCGAAGAAGGCGGAGTTCGCGAGGAACGTTTTCCAGAAGATGTCATTGATCGTCTTGCCCGACCCGGCTCCGAGCTTGCGCGGCACGGTCGTGATCGCGCCGAGGTCGTCGTTGATGATGTCGGTGCGGTCGATCGCCAGCATCAGGGCGTAGGTGTCCGCCTTGTTGGTGTAGGTCTCTTCGCCCAGTGTGCCGTGCTTGATCTCGCCGCCGGGCGAGACGCGCTCGTACTGGTCGTTGCCGGTGAGCCGGTAGCTGGTGACGGTCTTGAAGTCGGTGACGCTGCGCAGCGCCGCGATGTTCCGCCAGGTGCGTTCGACACTGTTGAAGCCGTCGAGGAGGAACTTGTTGGCGACGTTGGAGAGGATGCCGCCGATGCTCACCGTCGAGCCTGCGGCTTCAATACCCCGCCCGAACGCCGCGTCCATCACCGCGGACCAGTCGCGGAACGTCCGGCCGGAGTACCCGTTGGCCCACGCCGCCTCGAGTAGCAGCTCCTGGAGACCGAGCGTCTGACCGAACCGCTTGCTGGCGGCGTCGAGGTCCTGCTCGTCGCAGAACCGCTCGGGCTGCTGGATGCGGCCGCTGAGCATGCACGCAGCTTGGAGCACGCTGTCATTCACGAGATTCGTGGGGACGTGCGCCGCCGGGGCCTTCGGCCGGCTGGCGCGGAGCACTTCGAGCTCGCACCGGGTGGCGTCCCAGCCGTCCCGGATCGCTTGGGCTTCAAGCGAGCGGTGCTCACCGGAGCAGATCCGGCGGATTGCTGAGATCCGATCGGTCTCGGCGGCGGCCTGTGATCGCATCTCGGCGACGACGTCACGGCCAGGGTCGAGTTGGTTGGGTTCGGTTGTGGGTGGTGTCTCGCCGCCACCATCATCTGAGTCACCGCCAGCCGCCGCCGCGATCGTGGCGCTCGTCCGGCCGTCGGCCCCGAGGTCCACGAAGCTGATCTCGCCCAGCGTCGAACGCCGAACGACATTCACCGGCCCGTTGAACTCCCGGCCGTTGACCATCACGGTCTGGTTCGCACGCACGAACTCGAACTCGTCGACCGATGCCCCGACCGAGGCCTGCCACGGGAACCCGTTCCGGCTCGACGCCACGACCTCCTTGGCCGCCGAGGTATCGCGGCTGATCACGCCCGAGGCCACGAGCTGCCCGGCGTCGACACCGATCGCGTCGGTGTGACCGACGCCGGCCTGGGCGTCGTGGCCGAAGCGGATCGGCCGGTTCTGCGACGGGACCGAGAGCCCCGCCAGATCGATCACGACCGGGTGCCGCCAGCCGGAGATCCGCATGGTGTCGCCGGTGTAGGCGACCATACGGAACCGAGGCAGCGGAGCAGGCTGGTCACCCTCGCCTCCGCCATCATCCGAAGCGGCAGATAGGTCGATCTCGGCGCGAGCTGTCAGCGACACAGACTTCTGGTCGTCGCGCAGCGTGTCGTCCGCGGCGGCGGCGATGTGAGTCGGATCGAAGTGGGGATGTGCGTTCGGGTTGAAAGCGATCATGCGGCCTCCTTGCGGCGCTCGTCGAGCGCGTCCTGCTCATCGGTGTCTTGTGTTTGGGCTGTGGGGACGGCGTCTGCGGCACCGAGCCCGAGCTCGCGCATCAGTGCCGCCTCTTTGGCACGCTGGCGCAGCTCGTCTTCCCAGTCGCGCCCCTGCCGCGCGTACTCGGCGGCGAGCGTCGTCGTGTGGTTCGCGAGCCGGGTCGCCTGCGCGTTCGCTTCCTTGGCCGGGTCGACATGCTCGACGCCGTCCCAGAACCAGGCGTGCGGTGTCACGGCGTTGCGAGCACGCAGCGTCTGCGGCAGCAGACCCTCGACCAGCGCCGCCTCGGCGAACCACGCCGCCAAGATCCGATCGAGCACCGCGACCTGCATCTGGTGCTGCTCGACGCGGATGCTCTTGAAGTACGTCTGGTGATCGAGCCGGCCCGAGGCGTAGTTGTACCCCGAGCTGTTCCCAGCAGCGACGTTGAACGGCATGCTCAGGCAGCGGGCGATCTCGTTGAGGATCTCCCGCTTGAACTCCGCGTACGTCGTCGCCGGCTGCTCGGCGTGGATCTGCCCGAGCTTCCATCCGCCGGGCAGCACGGTCGCAAGCCGCTTCTCCAGTCCCACCATGTCCATGGGCTCGAGCGGGTCGGCCTCGCCGTTGGCCGGCGAGTCGGTGTAGAGCACGGCCGCGAAGTCGGCGGCGGTCTCCGCCGCGGCGATCACCGCGAGCGTGTACCGGCGGAGCTGCGCGAACAGCGGCAGGGCCGGCGTGATGTCAGGGATCCCGCGCCGCTGACCCGGACGATCAGCCCGGAAGTAGTGGATCATCGAGCGGGCCGGAACAGTGTCGAACTCGAACGGGCCATTCCGGCCGCGCGTCCACGAGGCGGTGTCGCCCGGATGCCGACGCAGCATGTAGTACGCCGACGGATGGCCAGCCTGATCGAGCACGACACCGTCCACGCTCTCGGCACCTGCCCGGCTGGTACGCAGCAGCGGGCTTGTGATCTGGTCCGGCTCGAGCAGACGCGGATCGAGCTTGACCGCGTGGTTGATGCCCGGGCCGCTGGTCAGCATGCAGAAGCACTCGCCCGACTCGGCCCGGCTCATCCGCATCGTGCGGAGCAGGCCGGCAAGATCAACGGCGCACGCCCACTCGCCAAACGCGTCCTCGACGCGGGCGTTGGCCTTCGGGTCCTCGGTGAGCATCTGGAGCCGCGGCCCGGTGCCCACTGTGTCGTTGGCGAGCGTGAGCACGATGCCCTTGGCGTAGCTGTTGTTAGCGACCTCGTAGCGGGCCCGGTTCCGCAAGACGCGGCGGACCTCGGGGCTCACCGCGGCGTTGGGCGCGAGCCCGTCCGCAGCGGCCCAGTGACGCCGGTTGTCCGGGGTGGTCTGGGCCGAATCGAACCGAGCACGAACGGCCCGCACCGCTGGTGCCGCACCCTTTGAGGCCTTCTTCGATTTACCGAGGAGACCGCTCAGCATCAGGCCGCACCCCCGTCGTTGCCCAGACCGTCAATGGCTCCGGGCGGCGTCAGCTTGACGAGGCGAACACCAAGGCCCCGGCCGCGGCTCGCCCGCTTGCTTGCGAGGTACCGGTCGGCCTCGATCTGGTCCTTCAGCGCATGCTGCTCGACCGACTGCCCGTCCACCATGGCCTTGGCCGGCCCGGCGGCGTTCTCGGCGATCGCCTGTTCGAGATCGGGTGTGTTGGAATCGGTGTCTGCCACGGTGTCTATATCTGCGCGAAGTCCCGGATGTGTCGCACGCTCCACGAACGGAGCGTGTCATCACCTACCGACTACGCCAAAGAGATCCAAGGTGGCGGAGAAAGTGCCGCGAGAGTTCAGGAATGCTGACGCTTCAGATCAGAGAGTCGCACGCGTGGCTTCGTTGCCGGCTTCAGATCCGTCCCGAACAACACCGCCCCCTGCATCGACGAAGCGACAGCGGAGCCAACCAAGCAGTCGAGCCAGTGGTTGTCGAGGCCCGCGACCCGCAGCTTCCATTCGTCGACCGTGCGACCTCGGCCCTCGGTCTTGACGCGGTACTCGGCGGTGAGATGCTCTGCGATCAAACGGTGCGTCTCGGGCTTATGCCCAAACAACGCGAGCGACCCCGGGTCGCCCATCGGGACGGCGAGCCTGGCGTGGACGAAGCTCTTCCAGAAGTTGGTGTCGAACACGACGTGCCGGACGGCCCGTTTGCCCGTGACCATCGGTACCCGCCAGTTCAGGCCGATCCGCTCGCCGCGTTTCCGCTTGTAGTCGCTGAACGGGATGCTGCTCGCACCCACATAGCGGCCGTGGCTCGGCAGTAGCAGAGACGCGTGCGGGCTCTGCCGGCAGAACTGGTAGACCACATCGGTCGAGGTGCCCCAGTTCGCATCGATCAGGCAGCGGTCGATGCGGACCGCGGCGCCGTCGTCCCGCTTCCATTCGCGGCCGAGCAAACGATCGCACAGCCGTTCGAGGCCCGCGTAGATCGCACCCTCGACGCCGGCCCGAGGCGCTGACATCGCGAGCGTCTTGCGGATGTCGCGGAGCGTGAAGTACCCAGCCTCCCCCGCCTGCTGATCCGGCTCCGTCCCGTAGTCGATCACATGGCCGGTGAAGTCGTCCTCCCACGCGGCAACGAGCCAGAACAGCGCTTTGCCCTGTACATCCACGAACATCGTCAGGTGCGAGCAGCCGAGCGGGACCTGGCCGCGCGTGTGCCCGCTCAGCTTCGACGCGATCTGATCCACGGTGAGCAGATCGTCGTCGGCTGCGACTTCAGGCAGCGGCTCGTTTTGGTACTCGGCGAAGAACGCGGCCTCATTCTGGAGCCGCAGGTTCATCGCGTGCTGGATCGCGCTGAGTTCGTCGTGGTTGTACCGCTCGGGCCAGGCGATCTCGGCTCCGAGATCCATTGCTTTCCGGTTGCGCTTGTAGAACGCCGTCGCGGCCTTGAGCCCGCGTTCGTTGCGAAGCCCGTCCGCCCGCATTTCGGCGTACTTCGCCCAGAGGGCCTCGTCCGTGGGAAACGCGTACACCATCTTTGTCCGCTCACCCTGCCACTGCGGGTGCTTATCACGATCGAGGAGGCGGTCGGCCAGATCGTCGGGACGCACGACGGTCACCGTCATCAGCCCAGCAATCTTCTCGCCCGGTCCCGCAAGCCCAAGCACCGCGCCGGCGAGCACGCGCTCGCGGTTGGCGCACTGACTCGGGCTGCGCGCGCTCTCGTCGGTCTGGGGATCGTCGATGAGCACGAGCGACGGCCGGACGCTCTGGCCGTCCGCCCGCTTGAACTTCATGCCGCGGATACGGCCGGTGATGCCTGCGACACGAATGATCGCGCCCGATGCCGCCGAGGGCTGTCCATCGGGGGCGATCGTCGGCAGCACGATTCCCTTCGCCGTCCAGCCGATGTGCGTCTGCTTGCCGCGGTAGAGCTGCCCGGCCGCCCGCTGCGTGATCCCCTCCAGCGAACGGATGGGGTGGCAGACCTCGGGGAAGTCCCCGGCCAGCAGATCGCTGTTTTCGAGCTCGGCTTTGATCGAGTCGAGCATGTCGGCAGCGTGCTCTTCGTCGGAGCCGATCAGCGCGACGAAGCCGCGGTGCCCGAAGAGCATCGCCCAGAGACAGGCGATCTCGCAGAGGCTGGTCTTTCCCGAGCCTCGCGGCATTGCCATCGCGAACAGCCCGCCGTCGATTACCGCCTGCTCGATCTTCGCGATGACCTTCAGGTGGTCGGCCGACCACCGCAGGTGGAACGTCTGCGGGAAGTACGTCTCGCAGAAGAAGCGGAAGTCGCCGCGGGCCCGATCCTTCCGGGCTGAGTCTGCCACCTCGGGCAGATCGCCGATGTCGCGACCAGACAGTGAGATCGCCCGTGCCTCGCGGGCCTTGCGGTCGCGGTACGCGTCGTAGTCCTCGGCCTCGGTTGGGTCGGGCTTCGGTTCGTGGCGCACGGCGGTCAGCCACGCGACGTAGCGGAACAGATCAACGCGACCCGTGTCCCCGTCCGCCGCGACGCGGAACCCCGCGCGCGTGCGATGCCGATGGAGCTGACGCTCGCTGATCACCTCACCCAGCGGGGTGGAGTTGAGCAGCCGGCACAGCTCGCCGGGGCGGAGTTGCCGCGGGTCAATCGGCACGACCACCCCCTACGCTCATCTCCTTCACGAGCCACGCCGCGTAGTGCACGAGGTTGATGCTGCCGTCCGGGTTTGTCGGCGCGCCGGCGTCGACGTCCGCCTGGAGCATGTCCGCGGTGACGGGCTTTCCGCCCATCCGCGACAGCACCTTCGCGGCGTCCTCGACCAACAAAGCGGCGGGGTTCAGGCCCGGCTTACCGCCGGAACTAGGCGCGTGTTCGGGAGTCACGTCGTACCTCCCCCAGATTCTCGAAAACATCTGGAAATACAGCTCGAAACGCCTTCCCCTGGACGCGATGTCATGGCTTCATGTGTCACGCGCGGAGCGAGTGCCCGCGGCATAGATGACCAGAAGGAGGCCACAGCATGTTCATCAAGAAGATCGTGATCGAGGGGGTCGAAGGCGACGTCGAGATCCGCCGGACCGAGACCGGCGCGGTGGTGACCGCCAACGAGACCGACGCCGAGATCGACAGCGGCATGACCCGCGAGGATCGCTACGCGGTCGCTTGGAACGCCGCCAAGGTGATCTGCGGCGAAACC